CTCGGTCGATGACGTCGCCGAGCAGCTCGCGAAGGCCGTCGAGACCGCGGTCGGCAACGCGGTCGCCGAGCAGATCGCGCCCGTGCTCTTCGCCATCGGCGCGATGGCGAAGGGGCTGAAGGCCCAGAACGCCGCGCTCGCCGGGCTGGCGAAGGGCGAGGGCGCGCTGCGCGGGTTCATCGACCCGACGCGCGTCGAGGTCGCCGACCATCCGTACGACGCCGCGATCCGCGAGCGCGTCCAGAAGAGCACCGCCAGCGGCCTGAACCGGGACTCGCTTCTCCGGAAGGCGGCGGACGTCGCCGACAACGGCGACGACCGCGCCAAGCGGCACGCCGCCACGATCGTCATCGACCTCATCGAAAACGGGGCGCCCGACGCCCAGATCATCGCCGCCGCGAAGAGCGCCGGCGTCGCGTAAGGAGACCACCATGGCCCCGCGTCCCCCCGGCGCTCTCGAGCGCATCCTGGCGTCTCCGCACACGACGGAGCGCGACATTCGCAAGCTCGCCGGATCGATCCTGCCGGATGACTTCGACACCGCAGCCGCGTCCCGGTATCTGCGCGAGCAGTTCGCGGCCTCCCTCGCGGAGGCCGAGCGCATCTGCAAGGGCGGCGGCGGCCACACCCGCGACGGCAACCTGGTGAAGGCCGAGCGCCTCGCGAAGGCCACCGGCAGCGCGGAGGACATCGGCACGCAGCAGCAGGGCGTGGCGTTCAGCTCGGCCGACGGCTCGGAGCTGGCGCCGCTCGTCCCGCAGTCGTTCGACGGCGAGATGAAGCGGCTGTCGCTCGACGAGAAGCTCATGCTCGTCGCCTGGCCCGACCTCTTCAAGGTCCCGGTCCGGTCGATGGTGCGCGAGGCCGTCATCGAGACCGCCACGAACAACCGGCCGAACCAGTCCGGCTTCATCGCCGAGGGCGGCGCCGGCTACAACAGCCGCGGCGCGTACGCCCGCCGGATCGTGACCGTCCGGATGGAGGCCCAGCGCGGCGAGATCAGTGACATCGCGATGCTCGTCCGCGGCGCGACCCCGACGGGGTTCGCCGACAAGGGCAACTACGAGACGGTCCGGCAGGCCCGCATGCGGACCCTGCTCAAGATCCGCGAGCGCAACCTCTGGACGGGCAGCCACGGCGCGAACTCGCTCTCGTACGACGGGTTCATTCCTGCCATCGCGGGCGAGTCGTTCAGCTCGGGCGGCGTCCGCAGCTACGGCGGCGGCGACGGCCGGTTCTACGACCTCGCGGGTTCGCTCGTGGACGCGAAGCTGCTCCGCGACATCGCGAACGACAAGGCGACGCCGAAGAACGGCGTGTCGTCGATGATCCGGAAGTACTACATCCACCCGAAGGTGTGGCAGGTGCTCCACGACGAAGCGCAGGCCAACACCCGGTACGACGGCAAGGCGGCCGACTCGAAGAACCCGCTTCGGTTCTTCGGCGGCAAGGTCGTGATCGGGGGCATCTGGTACGATGCCGTGAAGGGCGTCGAGCTCGTCTGCGCGCCGTTCATCGGTGGCGGCGAGTACCAGCGCAACCCGAACAGCACGGCCACCGGCGACACGATCGGCACCTTCACGGCGTCGGTCTCCGCCGGGTCGAGCGCCAACAGCCGGTTCACGTCGTCCGGGACGTACTACTGGCGGATCACCGCCGTGGGCGAGAACGGCGAGTCCGCGCCGGTCACCACCTCGGCGCAGGCCGTGGCGGCGGGCGAGTCGGCCACGATCGACCTCACCGAGACGAACGGGTCGACCATCCTCTACTACGACGTCGAGCGCAGCACCCGGAACGGGGCCGCGTCGACCTCGCAGTGGATCGGGCGCTACCCGAAGAACACCGGCGGCGGCGCGGGCGTGACCCGCATCGTCGACGACAACCTGCAGGCGACCGGCTGCGCGCCGATCGTCGGGCTCACCGACGACAAGAACGACTACCAGTGGGAGCAGCTCCTCCCCGCGTACGTCAAGCCGCTCGCCGTCACGGGCACCACCCAGCCGTTCCTCTGCCTCGACTTCGGCGCGCTCTTCGTGATCGCGCCCGAGAAGCAGATCGTCATCGGCAACGCGGCGTTCAGCTCGTAAGCCGATGCGAGCCCTCCGCCACAAGGCTCCCCACCTCCGTGGCGGGGAGCTGAACATCGGGCCCGTGACGCTCACCGTCGACGCCGAGGGGGTCCTCTACCGCAAGGACGAGGATATCCCGTGGGAGCCTACGACCGAGGCCGAACGAGCGCGCTTCGAGCTGTTCAAGGACGACTTCGAGGACGTCACGATCGAGGAGCGCCCCTACCGAGGTCGGCTGACGGTCATCGACCCGCTGGCCGACCTCGAGGCAGCCACGAAGGCGCTCGGGGCGTCCACGAACGCCGACCTCCGCGAGATCGGCGAGGCGGTTCAGCGGGCGGTCGCCGCAAAGCTCGAGCAGCTCACGGCACGCCGCGCGGCGCCCCAGGCCGCACCAGAGCCGCCCAAGGCATCCGCCGAGTCGGTGCCGGCCGCACCCACCACCGAGACGCCGGCCCCGGCCGGGAAGGGCAAGGGCAAGTAAGCCATGGCCACGATCAGCGCACGGGCCGCGTCCCTGGTGGACAAGGCGCTCAGCATCTTCCGGAACATCGACGGGTCGTCCGGGTTCGGCACGCTCTTCCGCACGGCGCAGACCGACATCGCGACCGCGCAGACGAACATCACGACCCTGCAGAGCCAGACCGGGAAGCTCGGCGCGACGACCGTCCTCGTGTGGGGCTACGCCGGCAAGCGCACGGTCGCGCAGACGAACCTGCTCTCGCCGACGAAGGGTCTCGCGCTCCACATGGCGGACGCGGGCACGCTGACGACGGGCTCGCTCGCGGTCTCGGCCGGTGACCTGGTCGAGTACTCGGGCACGGCGTGGGTCAAGATCGTGGCGGGCGTCGGCGGCTACCCGGCCGCGGGCACCGTCGCGCTCGTCCTGTCCAGCGGCACGCTGTACGCACCGCTGACGGACGACACCGACGAGGGCAAGGTCGCGACGTTCGACGGCACGTCGTTCACCGGAACGCTCACCACGCCGACCGCGGGCGACATGCGCCGCGTCGTCGCCGGCGGCGCGGGCGCGTCGGTCTACAACAAGGCGCTCTTCGTCTACGTGGCGTCGAGCTTCTGGGTCGCGCCGCTCATCAAGTACACCGACACGACCCACAACAAGGTCCAGGCGGCGTCCCTGTCCACGCAGGAGGCGATCCAGGACCTGAACAACGCGTTCTGGTACGACCGTGGCGGCGGGATCGCCGCGACCAGCCAGCGGCTCACGAACTCGAACACGGAGACCGCGTACTCGGGCACGCTCGCGCTCGGCGCCAACGTGCTCGCCGCCGACGTCGTGTACGAGGCCGACGCGGTCGTCTACGTCGTGGGCGTGACCGGCACCCCGACGTTCACGATGACGATGCAGATGGACGGCGTGGACGCCGCCTCGCTCGCGTCGAGCACGGCGGTCGCCGCGGGCGACGTCCTCAAGATCAACATGAAGATCCGGACGCTCGCCGCGGGCGCCACGGGGCTCGTCATCATCGAGTTCCGGACCATGAAGATCCTGGCCGGGACGGCCACGGTCGTTCACTCCGGCATGGTGAACGCGGCGTTCGACACGACGGCGACGCACACGATCGGGATCACCGGTCAGTGGTCGGCGGCCAGCACGTCGAACATCGCGGATCTCCGCCTCCTCGCCGACTCCCGCCGCACCGCGGCCCCCGTGACCTAAGGCTGGTGGAGGCCGTGTGGCGACGTTCGTCGAGACGTACGGAAAGGACTGGCTGACCGGGAACTACCTGCCCGGGATCCCGCTCACGCTCCCCAGCGGGGCGACGCTCCCGGACGCGTTGTTCACGGCGGCCATCCGGACCGCGCTCGCGACCGTCGAATCCCGGTTCGGGCTCGTCGTCGACGCCGTCACCGTGACGGGCGAGAAGCACGACGACGCGCGACTCCAGTACGGGCCCCCGAACTACGCTCCGTTCCAGCTCCAGAAGCGCCCGGTTCGGACGCTGACGGCGCTGCAGGGGCAGTTCGGCAACAACGCCGGTGTCGACTACCCCATCCAGTGGGCGATGAAGTGCGGGCCGGACGCGCCGGCGCCCGACATCATGGGCCAGGCCGAGCTCATTCCGACGCCCGACGCGGTGGCGACGCTGTCCTCGTACGCAGCGCTCGGGCTCGGGCTCTTCGGGGCGACGCCGTGCTGGTGGCGCTGGTCCTACACGGCCGGGTGGGCGGACGCCGCCGACGTGCCGGTGGAGATCGTCACGATGGTCGGCCACGCCGCCGTCGTCGATCTAGCCCCGCGGCTCGCGCTCCAGCTCGCCCCCCTCGGCGTCACGTCCGAGTCTGGGAGCCAAGACGGGCTCTCGACGTCGGTCTCGTACAACGCGAACGGGACCAACCACGTCCTGTCCGCGCTCGCCGAGAGCAGCAAGGCGCAGCTCGACGCGCTCTTCACGCAGTTCGCCGGACGGTACCGGCGGCCGATGGTCGCGATCCTGTGAGCGGGGTCACCTACCAGGGGCTCGAGCCCGTCTCGGTCGGCCGCATCCCGGCCATTCGCGTCGACTTCCTGCGGCGCCAGCTCTGGGCCAAGGGTGTCGACGCGACGTGGGAGAAGGCGTCCCGATGCCCGTGCGCGCGCTTCTCGCCCACCGTTGGGACGGCGGGCCCGTACGCGACGACGACGGCGCAGGGCGAGTGTCCGGCGTGCAAGGGCACCGGGCTTGTCTACTTCGGCAGTCAGGCCGCGAAGGTGCTCATCCTGAGCCCGACGTCTCGCTCGCAGCGCAGCTCGGGCCAGTCGGCCGACGTGCCCGGACAGGTCTCGATCACGGCGCTCACCGAGCAGCCGGTGTCCATCTACGACCGCGTGGCCACGGGCGTGCTCCGCCGCTTCACCGAGTCGTTCACGAAGTCGGCGGGCGTCCTCGACACGCTTCGCTTCCCGATCGCCGCGGCGGTGCTCACCGTCGGCAGCAGCGGAGACCACACGGTGCCGGCGACGCAGACGACGCACGTCGAGTACTGCATCGCCGCCGACGCGAACGGCGATGTCGTGGGCGGCGCCACGCCGACCGTGTACCGCGAGGGCGTTCACTTCACGGTGGCCGACGACGGCGCGAACGCCGGGCTCCTCGACTGGACGCTTGCTGGCGGCTCTCGGCCCCCGGCCGGTGTCCGGATCGGGATCCGGTACGTGTGCCGCCAGCGGTACATCGTCACCTCCCTGCCGTACACGACGCGGGTTTCGGGCCCGCTCGAGCTCTTCCACAAGGCGAGCGGACTGCTCGACGGCCTGGGGGACGCGTGATGGCCGACCGCGTCCGACTCGCCGACGTCGTCTCGCGACTCCTACCGACGGGGGCCGCGCTCCGCGCCCACATCGCCGGCCAGATGGCCAGTGCGTGGAAGGCGCTCGGGCACGCCATGGGCGTGTCGGACGCGACCGCGGCGCAGTACGAGAACGCGATCGCGCCGGTCGACGCGCCGACGGCACGCGTCGAGCTCACGGGCACGTTCCCCAACATGTTTGAGCAGGGGATGGGGCCGAACGGCGTCGGCAGCGAGGGCCCGTTCGACATCCGCACGTTCGCGCTCCGCGATGGCACGCGGAACCTGCGCCACGGCCCGAAGGGCATGTACTTGAACGTCCCTTTCGGGCACACGCTGGCGTCCATCGCCGGGCGCGGGGGCGACGCCGCCGTGAAGGCCGCGAAGGCGCTCTCGCCGACGCTGTCTGTGCCGTCGGGCGCCGGGGGCTTCCGCACGCTCTGGGGCGGACGACTACCCGCCGGCCTGGCCCCGAAGATCGCCGAGCACCACGCCACGGACCCGCTGCACGGACTCGTCCGAAAGCAGGCCGCGTACGCCGCGGCGACGCAGTCCACGTTCCAGACGTGGCGCCGGCTGACGGAGTGGGGCAAGCCGTGGATCCACCCCGGGATCCGGGCACGGAACAACGCCGCGAAGGTGGCGGCGCAGGGCGCCGAGTTCGTCGTCGAAGCCCTCCGCGCTCTCGGGAGGCCGTGACGTGCTCGTCTACCACCTCCACACCGCGATCGCGCACACGCTGCAGGCCTACGCCGCGGACGTCGCTGTCTGGCGCCGAGCCATCCTCGCGACGCCATCGGTCGGCACGACGGTCGCGAACAAGTGGCACGCCGCCCTCTTCCCGGGGGGCGTCTCGACGATCCCGCTTGGCGAGAGCTGGACCGATGACATCATCACGAAGACCGGGATCGTCATCGAGGACACCGAGTCTCCGGCGAGCACGATCCCGCTCGGCCAGTACGTCGGCACGGACGCGGACAAACAGCCACTCCTCGGCGGGCAGGTGATCGGCACGGCGACGGTCTACGTGCACCACCGTGCGCCTGACCTCTGCCTGGCGCTCTGGGCCGCGCTCCGCGCCCGCGTCATGACGCTGCAGCGGGAGTTCTCGAAGAACGCCGGCTACACGTCGGTGGCCTACCAGAGCGGCGGCGCGCTGGGCCTGCAGGAGCAGATGATCCGGGGCTGGCCCGGCATGCCGGTCCGGACCTTCACGGTCCGCGCCGAGTACCGGCTCGCGCTCCGCGACGAGTCCGCCGGCCTCCTCGAGGACCGGGATCTCTTCGTCGCTCCGGTCGACGCAACGAACGCAGACGGCGTGCCCGGCGGTGCCCGGGCCACGGCAGTGGGGTAGAGCATGGTCTCGACGTACAACGGCAGCGCGGTCCCGGGGCAGAAGAACGAGCCGCAGTCGGCGGGCCAGGCCACGATCCCCGTTCAGACCGCGAAGCGGCTCGCGCTCATCGGGGCCTTTCCCTGGCTCGCACCGGCGACGGTGACCGAGGTCTCGAGCGAGGCCGCGTTCGCCGAGCTCTCGCCGGGGACCGATCTCTGCGGTCGGCTCGCGCGGTGGGTCTTCCAACCGGCCAAGAACGACCCGAAGGTGACGCGGCAGCCCGCGGGCGTCCTCTTGGTCAACGCGCTCGGCTCCGCCCGGGCAACGGCCACGCTCACGAAGTCGGGGACCGCCGTCGTGGTCGCGTCCTGCCGGGAGTACGGCGGCGCCGGCAACCGCGGGCGGCTCACCGTCGCGTCGGGCACGCTGTCGGGCAAGAAGTACACGATCGCGATGCCCGGCCGGGCCACCGAGATCCGGGACAACGTCACCTTCGGGAACGTCGGCACGTTCAACTACACGGGCTCGTTCTTCACGACCTGTGCCATGGCGTTCGACACCACGAACGGGCTCCGGATCAGCTACACGAAGACGCTGATCGCCGTCGGCACCACCTCGCTCACCGGCATGATCGTGGACGGCACGATCACGCTGACGCCGAGCGTCGGGCCGGGTGTCGGCGAGACCTTCACGGCCACGATCACGGGCACGAACAAGGTCACCAACACGTCCGGGACCGCGGTCTTCACGTGGGACAACGCCGCCGGGACGGCCGGGCGGACCTCGGGCGGCACGGGCACGACCGGGATCGCGCAGTTCTCGGGGGCCGTCTCCATCGAGATCACGGTCACGGCGGGCACGCCGACGTTCACCGCGTCCGGCTACGCGTTCGACCTCCCGCCGGTTGCCACGGGCTCGAGCGCCGCCTACACGTCGGCGAAGAGCCTCATCGACCGCGTGGACGCGGCGACCGACTTCGAGGCCTCGGCGGGCACGCCGGCCGCGGCGGCCATTCCGACGACGAAGCTCGACGCGTTCAGCTCGAGCACGATCAAGGCGGCGGCGAAGTCGCTCACCGCGGATCTCTACGCGATGACCGAGAAGCTCGGGAACTCGGCAATCGTCGTCCTGACGCGGCAGTCGGGGGCCACGGGCGCGCCGGACAACGGCACCTACACGCTGGCGGGCGGCGCCGACGGGTCGGCCACGTCCGACACCTGGCAGGCCGCGCTCGACGCGCTCGACGAGGAGCGCGTGAACGTCGCGTGGATGGACACCGACGACGCGGCGATCCATGCGCTCGGGGCCGCGAAGATGGACACGCGGCTCGCCGCCGGCGGGAAGGCCTGCATCCTCCACCTCGGCGCGACCGCGAGCGAGGACCTCGCGACGCTCGACGCGCGCGTGCTCGGGCTCAACCGGTACACGACCGTGCTCTGGAACCAGAGCATCAGCCGCTACGACCAGTTCGGGATCCTGTGGGAGGACCTCGCGCCGAAGTACCACGCGCTGACGTGGGCCGCGATCCAGACGATGGTCGCGCCGGGCGAGCCGCTGACGCGGTGCCAGCCGAACATCGTCAGCTACAGCCAGCCCGCGGCGCTCAATCCCGCGACGCAGGCGGACACGCTGATCCAGCACCACATCAGCTTCGTGGGGAAGCTCGGCGGGGTCATCGTCGGGATCCGGCCGATGACCGCCTACGGCGTCGGCGACAACATCTACTACGACGAGCCCGGGTGCGTGGACAGCTTCCTCATGTCCACGAACGACGTGCACGACGGCGTGACCGCCGTGAAGGCCGTCGGCGCGGCGGACGTCGTCTTCACCGAGGCCAGCTACCGGCAGCTCGTTCAGGAGCGGCTCAACCAGCAACTGCAGCCGAGCTCGCGGCTGATCCGCGGCTGGGACCCGGCGAGCCTTCGGATCGTCGACGTTCCGGGCGGGCCGCTGGTCGCCTACTGGAACGAGCAGCCCATCGCGGGCCGCAACTGGATCGTCACGCGGCCGACGGCAGTGCCCGTCCAGACCGCGCTGTAAGGGAGGCGCGAGATGGCTCAAGAGAAGACGGTGATCTCGGCGCTCGCGTTCAAGGCGTTCTGCCGGGGCGTACAGTGCGGCTACGGCACGAATATGCGCGTGTCGGTCGCGTGGTCGAACGCGCAGGTGAAGGTTCTCGGCCGAGCGCCCCCGCGGGAGATCGTCCCGGTCGGGATGGACACCTCGGTCGCGCTCGACCAGTTCTTCCTCTTCAAGAGCAGCCCGTTCACACAGAAGCTCGCGCCGCGCGGGACGACGGGCGAGCTCCTGAACTTCGAGTACCTCGACTTCGCCGGGCTCCATGTCGACGACGACTCGCCGATCGTGCAGGCGATCCGGTGCAAGCCGAACAGCCTCGAGATGGGCGTTGCCCAGGGCGGGCTCATGGGCGCGAACATGACGTTCACCGGCACGACGTACTCCGACGAGCAGCTTCTCGCGGTGGAGGCGTAACCGATGGAGCCGACCCGCACCGTGAACGTCGCCCGGCCAAAGGCCTCGGGGCGCTCCGCCGTCGACGATCTCCTCGAGGCCAGCAAGGGAGTCGTCGAGGCGCCGCCTGCGACGCCCGCCCCGGCGCTTCTCCCGCGCGAGACCGTGCTCGAGCTCCGGAACGTCTACGACCCGACGACCGGGCTCTTCCGCACGGTGTCCCTGCCGGTGCGCGTGCCCGATGCCCGCGCGTTCGGTGGGATCCGGAAGATGATGGTCGCGGGCCGCGGCGGCTACCCGCCGTCGTCGTTCTCGCCGGGGGAGAACGACCTGATCAACGCCCAGGCCGTGGTCCTCGGCTGGTGCACCGACGTCGAGTCGCACCGCGCGGACATCGACCTCCTCTTCGAGGATGCGGGAGCCCTCGTCCTCGCGATGGGAGGGCTCCTGAGCTACCAGGAGCGGTACTTTCGCCGCCCGGTGGGAGCGGACGGTGGCGATCCGATCGCACCCGTCGTTCTGGTCGCTGGCGCCGATCCTCGCGGGACGGGAACCGGCGGAGGCGCTGCGGCTGGCTGACCGGTTCCTCGAGGGCGAGCCCGACCTCTGGGACTTCCTCTGGCTGACGCTCACGGACGACGACTGGAAGGCGTCGCTCCAGGCGCGGGCGCTCGAGGACGTGAACAAGGGGCGGGCCCCGAAGACGGCCAGCCCGCTGATCAACGACTTCCTCGCCTTCGCGGCCGCGCGGGGCCAGGGACTCGGAACCCCCGAGCTCTTCGCCGAGTGGGAGCAGCTCCGCAGGGAGGCGCGCCGTGCCTGAGCTGACTCACAAGGTCGTCGTCGACCTCGACCTTCGTCTCCAGACGGGCCCGGCGCTCGCCGCCATCGCCGAGATCGAGAAGCGGCTCGAGGCGCTCGGTCGGGCGATCCCCATCGGCGTGGCCCCGGGTGGGGCGGCGGGCGCGGCCCCGTCGCCCGCGCCGGGCACCTCGGCGACGGGAGCACCGCCGGCCACGGGTGCCGTCGGACCGATCATGGCCCCGGGCGGCGGGCCTGCCGGAGGCGCGCCGGCGCCGACGGCGACGCCCGGGGGCACCGTGCCGACGGCCAGCTCTGCGGGCAGTGCGCCGCCCGCGGCGCCGACGGCTGCAACGGGCAGCGCCACAACGGCGCTCGCACACATGGCGCCGAACGCGACCCCGGGAGGGGGCACCTACGACGAGGAGCCCGAACCGAGACCGACGCCGAACGAGGGTCCGGGCGACGGACAGCGCCGCGATCGCCGCCGTGACCGCGTCATGCTCGCGGTGGGCTACGGCGCGCGCCAGGTCGCGACGGCGGGCGTCGGCTACTTCAAGGGCGGCGCGCTCGCCGACATCAACGCGACCGCGGACACGAGCGGGACCGCGGGCTTCACGCTGGCGGCGAACGAGCAGCAGCGCCAGGGCAACCTCGGGCGCAGCATCGGCGGCGCGGCGAGCCTCGTGGGGATCGCGGCCGGGGGACCGATTGGGATTGCGGGGGCGGCGGCCGCGACGCTGATCTCCGAGGTCTTCGCCGCGTTCAAGGACGCGGACGCAGAGAAGCTCCGCGCCGACGCCCGCGCCGTCGACTTCTACGGCCAGACCGCGCGTCGGGCCGGGAGCGTCAACCAGACGCAGAACATGCTCGCGCTCACGGGCTCGCGCGTCATCGCAGGCGACGCCGAACGGTACGGCTACGGGCCAGAGGAGGCGCTCGGGATCGCCGGGGCCTTCGCCGGCGGGGCAGGGCGGACCGGGGCGAGCGCCGCGCGGGCGATGGCGTTCGCCCGCGCCGGGATCTCGCCCGGCTCCGCCGGCGCCTACTTCGGCCTGACCGCGGCGGGCGCCGGGGGCTTCGGGAGCGCGAGCCCCGAGAGCATGGCTGGGCTCGCCCAGGCGCAGGGGCTCCGCGGCTCCAAGGTGGACGAGTTCCTCGGGATCATCGCCAGCGCCACGACCTCGCTCGCGTCGCAGGGCATGAAGCTCGACCTCGCGTCCTCGGAGGAGTTCGCGCGGCGCCTCAACAGCACGGCCGGATTCGCTGGCCAGGGGCTCGCGCAGGCCCGTGCCGTCTCGACGTTGGGCGGGATCGCTGGCGGGGCCCGGGGTCGCCTCCTGGCGCCGTTCTCGGGGCTCGCCGAACAGTTCGCGATGGCGCAGGCGCTCTCGCGCTCGACCTCGCTGGAAGGGGCGGTGGAATCGCTCGAGCGCGTCAACCCGATCGCGCTGTCCCAGGACTTCGCGGGCTCCGGGATGTCGGAGGCGCTCGGGCTGTCGCTCGCGTCGCAGATGTCCATGGCCCAGGGCCGGTCCATCGCCCGGGGCGCGCTCGGCAGCGACCGGCGCTACGGCATGGTCCAGGCCGCGACGAACCCGATCCAGCGCCAGGTCGCGACGAACGACTGGACGCTCGTCAACCGGGTGTCGAACGACGAGGCCGTGAAGCTCCTCATGAAGACGAGCGAGCAGCAACTCCGCGTCCTCGAACACGGGATGATCGTCATCCGGAACGGGCTCGACCGCATGAACGAGATCCTCGAGAAGGCGTGGGGGAGCCATTGAAGATCGAGATCCACCACGACCGGCTCGAGCGGCCGCTCGACATCACACCGTGGGTCCGCTCGGTCTCCTGGACCGACTCGCTCTCGGGCCCGCCGCACCAGACGTGCTCCGTCACCGTCATGTGGACGAGCTACATGCCGCCCGTGTTCGCCGGGGATTGGGTCGTCGTGCGGCTCGAGGACGGGGGCCCCGCGGTTCATTGGGGCATGGTGTCGGGCCCGGTCGCCACCGATCCGACGCCGGGCCGCGCGGGCCGGTGGACGTTCCAGTCCATCGGGTGGTTCGACGTGCTGGCGAAGGCCGACCTCATCGTCTCCACGATGATCCGGGCCGAGGACGAAGTGGGGACACTCTTCACCGCGCTCTCGGGCTCCGTCCTCGCGAGCAGCGCTTCGTCGAAGGGGCTCGGAGCGCTGGTCGACGCCATCACCGCTGGGCCAGACGGTGGGCTCCAGTTTCGGAACGAGGTCGGGTTCCTGAACGAGCTCGTGAGCACGTCCTACGACAGCGCCGCCCGGGCGCTCGCGCTCTTCCTGCGACGGACGCCGCGGCTCGCCCTCCCGGACTCGCTCGGCGGCGGCGTCCTCGGGGACTCGGTCCGGACCGTGTACGACCAGGCCACCGCGGAGGCGTACGCCGGGCCGGGCACGGCGGAACGGGCGGGCCAAGCCGGGCGACAGGTGGAGATGATCCCGGGCAGCAAGCTCGTGGGCGACCTGACGGCGCTCACAGGGGGCTCGACGAAGGTCGCGAGCTACGCCCAGGGGACGTGGGGCGTGGATCCGGCGCTCGGCGAGATGTTCCCCTCGCTCGAGGACTTCGGCGCGCTCTCGGAGGATGAGACTCCCGACCCGGCGCTCCAGCGCCTCCGGCAGGCCGCCGCGAAGACCGGTGCCGAGTCCGTCTACGGCACCTCGACGGCCATCGCCCGCGGGCAGGCCGAGGCCGCGGCGCTCGCTCCGCGCGATCCCGAACCGTTCCAGAGCCGCGCTGGCCGGCGGGCGGGGGCGGGCACGCCGATCCCGGGCGCCGCCTCGCGTCTCGGGCGAAACCCCGTGCTCGTCTACCGCATGCGACCGTGGCGCGTGACCCCGATCGACCAGTGGGCGAACCGACTCGTGGCGATCGACGTCCGGTTCGCTCCGGTTCGGAACGCAGTCCGCCGCGCGATCAGCAACCCCGCGCTCGTAACCCGCTTCGCGTCGGTGACTTGGCGCCCCGAGCGGGCCGCGGTGCTCCGCTCGAGCGACGTTCTCGCCGCGCCGATGAACTACGGCGACGACGCGCTCGCGACGGTCTTCACCGCGCCGTGGCCGGGCACGGACTCGGCGCCCGTGTGGTTTCGGAACCTCGGGCTCCCGCTCGTTGACGGTGACGCGACGGGCGCGTTCGGGGCGCGACAGTACGTGTTCAACTGGCCGTTCTTCCGCAGCTTCGCGGGCGCGCCGACCACGGACACGGGCTCCGCGCGGTCGATGCTGGCCGATGAGACCGTGCTGATCGTCGCCCAGGGCACGCAGTTCGCGATCGACGCGGCACGCTTCCTCGGCGGGCAGTTCGAGGTCGCGGGACTCCGGCCGGACATCCGGATCGGAGAGCCGATCCGGTACGAGCCCGAGGAGCCCGGGCACGCGCTGCACGGCTACGTCGAGAGCACGACGCACACCGTCGAGATCGCGGGCGACGGTCGGAAGGCCGTCGAGCAAGCCCGGACGCGGGTCGTGTTCTCGCGCGGGCTCTGGCGGGAGGACCTCCGTGACTTCCCGCCGCCGCCGTCCACGTACCCGCCGGCCGAGGAGACGCGGCGCCGTCGGACGGGCCGCCTCGACACCGTGCCGGCGAGCATCAACGACAACGACCGCCGGCCGCGGCTCGGGATCGAGCAATGATCGCCTCGGGAGCCCCGAACCGCGGGACCGCGTGGTCCATGATGCCGCTGGCGGGCATGCTGCTGGCGCCCGCGCGGGTCTACGCGGCCGAACAGCGCACGTTCGCGGACTTCGCGCCGACCGACGGCTTCGGGGGCGTCATGACCGGCGTGCCCGTCCTGTCCATGGGCGGCGGGCCGACGCGGTTCGCCCGGTTCGCCCTCGAAACGCCGGGCTTCGCCGACGGCCGCACGCTCCCGCAGATGCTGGTCCTCTTCATCGGCACGGACCGGCGCCCGTTCGGCTGTCTCGTCCTCGAGGAGGTCGGGCTTCTCGCCACAGCGCCGCCCGAGCGCACCGTCGGGGGCGCACGAGACGCGGCGATCGCGGTCGACGAGACGGCGATCGGCAACGGGGGCTCTCGGGTCATCGTCGGCGCGCACGGCGATCTGACCCTCGACACCCGGGGGGCGATCGACGACCCGACGATCCGGCTCCAGCTCCCCGCGAACGGCGTGGCCGTGATCTCGCGGGACGGCAGGGCCGACGGGCGCCCGGCCATGGCCGCGCCCGTGAAGACGTACGCCGACGCGGTGACGTCGAAGCTGAACGACCTGATCGCACGGGTCCAGGCGCTCGAGCTCGACGCCGGGCTCCGGCCGACGCTCGACCCCACCGAGCACGCGCCGACCATCGGCGCACTCAAGGCCGCCGCGCTCCGGATCAGCGCGGACGTCGAGTAAGGAGGCGCACGCGATGGCGATCGACATCCTTCCGAGGCCGACCGGCCAGACGTTCGCACCAGGGCAGGTCGCGTACCTCCTCGAGGTCTACGCGGGCGAGGAGTACCAGCGCTCGTTCGAGATCCCGCTGGTGACGGCGATCGAGATCGAGGAGTCGCCGAGCGTCGCGATCGAGCACACGTTTGGGGAGCCGTGGCGGGATCTGCTTGCCGTCCGGGACGTGACCGGGAAGGTGACGAACGGCTACCGCGAGCGGCAGTTCCGATTGCAGGGCAACTCCGGGTACGAACACCGGCTGGGCTACGGCGCCGACGGGTCCCGGCTCTTCGCCGGGGGCTTCGACCTCTTCCTCGAGTTCCGGAAGTTCCTCGAGGGCTACTCGGCCGACCTCGCCGCCTGGAAGGCCTCCGCCGTCGACACGCCGCCGCCGGCGCGGCAGGGAGAGCCGCGGCTCGTCTTCCACGCGCTCCGCGAGGGCGAGTCGCACGCCGTCGAGGTCACGAGCCTGACGCCGCAACTGAGCGGGATCGGGCAGCTCTGGAGCTACAGCCTCTCGCTCCGCGCCTACGGCCCGGCGCCCGAGCGCAAGAAGAGCTGGCTCGAGAGCGTCCTCGGCACGATTGCCGGCGCCGTCGACACGGCCACGAAGTTCGTCGACGCGATGTCCGCGTGGGTCGCCTACGCCACCGAGGCCGAGGGCGCCGTGGCGACGACGTCGCAACAACTCGTGGAGCCCATCCGCGCGGTCGGGCGGCTCGCGCAGCAGGTGACCGCGCTCGCGCAGGCCGGGCGGCCGATCACCGACCTTCCGCGGTCCATCGTCGAGGAGACGTTCTCCGTCGCCGAGCAGGGCGTGCTCGCGCTGGAGGCCTTCGCGGACACGTTCACCGCGGGGGCGCTCGACGACGACACCGACGCGTTCCGCCGGGACGCGATCGCGAAGCTCGACGAGGCGCGCATGCGGTCGCTCGAGTACCTCGGCATGCGGCGGAGCGCGCTCTCGGGCGCGAACATCGTCCCGGCCGGGCTCGACGTCTCGGCGCTTGGCGCGCCCGTCGCCGGCACGACGAAGGCCGTCGGCTACAAGCTCGGCGACGGCGAGAGCGTGGCAGGCGTCGTCGTCGGGACCTTCGGGAGCCTCGACCGCCTGGCCGAGGTCCTCGCTCTGAACGGGATGTCGGACCCCTTCACGCTGGCCGACGGCTCGCCGCTCCGCGCGGGCGCGAACCTGCTCCTGCCCGCGCTCGACGGCGTAGCGCCCGTCTCGGGCGGGCTCGACCTCTTCGGCACGGACCTGCTGCTCTCGGCCGAGGGCGACCTCGTGACGGTCGGGGACGAGCCCACCGACTGGCTCACGGTCTCGGGACAGGCGAGCCTCGACCAGGCTATCCGCGTGCGCGTGCTCACCGAGCGGGGCGACTTCGGACCGTTCCCCGGGCTCGGGCTGCTCGCGCGGGTCGGCGAGTCCGACGCCGCGTTCTCGGCGGCGCTTCTCGCGTCCGACACGCGGGCACAGCTTGCGCGCGACCGGCGCGTCCTGCAGGTCGGGGCCGTCACGGTCACCGAGGAGTCGGGCGGGCTTCTCGTCCAGCGGCTCTCTTACCGGCCGGTGGCCGGGCAGGTGACCGAGGTGGGCGTCACCTAGGCGCCCGTCTTGCAATCCGATTGCACGACGGGCAAAGTCTCGATGACAGCCTGGCGAGGAGACCCCTGGGGGTGAGCGTGACCGCTCTGCCTCACAGGCGACCCCGGAGGCCTCCCGTGTCACTCGCATCCGCCATCGCCCGCACCCTGACGGCCCCGGCTCTCCCGACCGTCCGCCTCTGGCTCCCGGCTGAGTACGCCGAGGCCCTGCTCGCGAAGGGCGCGGGCCACAAGTACATCAAGCGCGTGCCGAAGGCCGGTGGGGGCTACCGGTACTACTACGAGG